AAATAGATTTTATTTAGGAATAATCTAAATTAAATACTTTTAAGTTATTTTGGCTTAAAAACTTTTCTTACCTATATATAAGAAATGGTTCACTATCAAGATGACTTTGTAAAAGGGACAAAAGCCCAACATGAGATCTTTCCAATTGTTAAAAAATATTTTGGTGAATATGATTTGACTGGTGATATTAGAGAGAATATGGGTGATAATGATAAGTATGATTACGAATGTGATGATGCTGTATTTGAAGTCAAGACCAGATTTGATGTAGATAGAAATTCATATAAGACAACTCTATTAACCTGTAATAAGGTGACTGAAACAGATAAGGCAATAATATTTATATTTAATTTTACGGATGAGATCAGTTGGATACAATATGATACAGAATTATTTAATACTTTTGAAAAGAAGCCCTTTTCCAGAGCCAATTTGAAACATGATGAGAAGGATCATTATTATATTCCAGTTCATCATTTACAAACTATCTATAAGAAACCCAGTAAATGTTTAATCAAACTAAAAAAATAGATTTTTAATGTAAAAATATAATATTAAAATATAGTATAATATTATATGAGTAAAGATCAAACATATTATTTTCATCAAACACCCCTTATATAACTAGCATTATACCAAAGGGACAAATAGATTTTACTTTTGAAAAACCTGATGGAAGACATGTAAGAATATATTTTGAATGTGATTATAAAGAAAATATAACCAATATTCAATATAGTTTTTCAGTTAATGATAAAATTTTCACTAAAATAGATATAAATTAGATTTTTACACGTATAATCAATATATTTCATTTAGATTTTTACATATTAGATATATAATAGATATATAGATGTAATAATTTTAAAATTATTACATACAGAAATCTAAAATACTTATATTTGATTGTATTTTGTAGAAATCTAACTCTTCTATTTAGATTTTTACATTAATATATCTATTTACATCTTTCTTTTCATATATGTAAGGCTAATCTATTATAATTTTAATATAAAATCTAATTAAAATTATATTTAGTAATTATATAGCATGTCACAACTCTCTTTATTTAAGCGTGATAATAACGTTGATAAGATCTACTACGATATTACAATAGCAAACGTTCTCTCTCAAACCACAATACCCCCAATAGTCAATTTTAGGGAACAACGTCAAAATGCTTTTGTAAATAATTCAGGGGACTATTATTTTAGCATCATTAGGTTTCAAGTTGATACCAATACACTTCCGTTGTTTATACCAGAGATTGTTCCAAATCAAAATGACATTAATTTGACAGGGTATTCAGTCACACTTCAATATCAAAATACGGCTTTTCAAGTAAATATTAACTGGATACCACAGAGTGTCTTTACTCAATTACCAAGTGCTCCATCCCAAACCCCAAATAAATTACAGGATAATGGGACTGGATACTATTATTGTTTTAACTATACTTATTTTATCCAGTTGATCCAAACGGCTTTGGATAGTGCTTTTAGTCAATTACAAGCATCCGTTGGTGCTCCATTAGCAACGGCACATGCTCCTATTATTATCTGGAATACTGATAACAATTGTGCTGGTGTATATGCTGAAAGTGCCTACTATGATACATATCCTGTTGGTGCTGTGGCTAATCCTGTTAAAATATTCTTCAATTCACCATTAGCAAATTTATTGCCTTCTTTTGTTGGAACAAATTTTGGAACTTCTGGGGTTAGTTTAGGAAGAAATTTTCAATTGGTGGTTGGAAATTTTAATGGGGCTCAAACCATTTATTTACCTACAAGTGCTCCTGTTGGCTCTCAATATGTAGCAACAACTATATTTCAAGAATATTCTACAATCGCTTCATGGACGCCAGTCAGTTCAATTGTATTTACAAGTGCTACCTTACCTATTGTTCCAAATCAATTGAGTGCTCCCCTGATATATGCTGATGGTGGAATTGTATATGCTAATAACGGCAATAACAGCAACTTCGCCCAAATCATTAGTGATTTTGTAGCGGATAATGGTGTATATAAGCCAAATCTTCTTTACACTCCAACACAATTAAGGCTAATTGATCTATATGGAAATGCCCCCATTAGTCAAATTGACATTTCTGTTTTTTGGAAATCCAAATTGGGTGAATTTTATCCTCTTCAATTGAATTCTGGTGGGGCGTGTAGTATTAAAATCCTGTTTACAAAGAAGGGGTCAATTTCCCATTAATTTAATTTAGGGCATTAAAGAATAAATATAAATTCTACAAATTTTTTTATATTTATTAATTATATAAATGTCAAGTGATTTTAGAACCTGTCTTATCCGTGATAGCCGTTTAGGAATAACTGATGAACTTACGTATGCCGTCCAATCAGGAGCATCCAACGTCACATATCAACAATATCAAGCCATTACAGCAACAGCATCCAACATGGTTTTCAATTGTCAAATTCCAAGTGAGAGTATTGTGATCTCACGTGAAATTTTGCTCCAATCTACGCTCTCCCTTAATTTTCAAATTTCTGGTGTCACCGCAGGACAGGTAGCATTTGATTACGGATTAACTGATGCTTTCCAAGCATTCCCTTTGGCTAAATTGATGACTACTTTAACAGCCACTATTAACAATTGTAACGTGTCTATCAATCTTCAAGATGTGATTGACCCCTTACTCCGTCTTAATGACAGCCGTGAATTATACAGATTTAACTCCATGACACCCACTCTTCCAGATCAAAGTTATTTAAATTACGCTGATGGTGTTGGTTCTACAAATTCCCCAATAGCCAACTACAACACCTCTTCATATGATGTGGATCAAGTAGCACGTGGTGCTTTCCCTGCCTCTGTCCGTGTATATAGATACACAACGGCTGGTGGTGCTAACTACGTAGATCAATCTGTGATTGCTTTGGGTAGTGCTGGTGAGAGATGGGTTGTTTGTGTTACTGCCCTTCTTACTGAACCTCTTTTCCTTTCCCCCATTATTTTTGGTGATCCCTGCTACAATATGATGGGCTTTTCTGGAATTAACACTATGAATTTTGTTGCTAATATTGACAGCACATGTAAGCGTGTTTTCTCAACTGCTAATAACTGGGTTAATGTTGTTTCTTTGGGTTGCCCTGCTATTACTGGTGCTGTTCCCCAACCACAAGTTGAGGCATTTGTTGGAACACGACTTTTGTTTAATTTCCTTTCCACCCAACCAAGTGATCTCATTCCTGTAAGAAACGTTCTTCCTTACCAAGAGTTCCCCAGATACTTATCTCTATCCACCAATAACCCTGCTATTGTTAATGGGGCAAGTGCTACTATTTCCAGTCAAAATATTCAGTTAAATCAAATTCCTGATTACTTCATGATTTTTGCGAGAATTCCCATGTCCCAGCAAACTATTGAAAATAGTGCTTCTTTCTTACCTATCAACAGCATATCCTGTAATTTTAATAATGCTTCTGGTCTTTTGGCGAGTGCTACTCCCCAAGATCTTTGGCGTATTTCTGTTGCTAACGGATCTACTCAATCATGGTTAGAGTTTGGTGGGTTGGCTAACGGAACAAGTGGTGCTGGAACTGGGGCTGGTGCTGTTGTGGCTACTACTGGATCTCTTTTGATTTTAGCCCCTGCTTTCAATTTGTCTTTGGCTGATTACCTTTCAAGTGGATCAATAGGGCAATACCTATTCCAGTTTAACATTAACGTTACCAATAATACTGGGGCAAATCTTCAACCTGAAATTGTTGTGATATGCTGTAATTCTGGTGTGTTTACTACTATTTCTGGATCTTCCAACATCTATACTGGTCTTCTCACGAAACAAATGGTTTTGGACGCAAAAGAAAAGCGTGATGTGCGACCTGTGGAACAAGCCGTATATAGACGTATGGTAGGTGGTAAAATGGGTCATTCCATGTTGAGTGCCGTTAGACGTATGCCTATGCTTTCCAAGCATCATTTGAGTGGTGTGCGAAGCGACGCAAGTGAAATGATGGCGTCAGGACATTCTGGTGGTGGACGCAAACCCATGACTTCACGTCTTCACAAATACGTTTAAGTAATTAAGGAATAACAATTTTGAAAAATATTATTAATAATAAAATATTTATTAATAATATAAATGTCAGTAAAACAACTTTATTTGAATTCTATACCAGCCCAATTTAACACTTTACCTTTCCAGATCCCACCAACAAATCCAGTAGTTCAACCCTATAAAACTTTTACGAGTGGGGTTATTACCATCCCAGCCAATACCACATTTTTAAATTTAAACTTTACTCTTTCAGGCACGAATATAGCCCTTAACAAAGTGGTTGTCAGTCTTAAATTATTAGATGGGGTTGATTATTCATTAGCCCTACCTTTTGGAATTTCATCATGGGTTGCTAACACCCCACCTGCTACGGATATTATAGTTTCTCTTTGGAATTCATCTGGTATTGATAAAGATGTAACAATTAAATTTGTGGTTTTTTCTTAATTTAGAAGCATTATCATATTTTAAATATTTTATTATAGTATATAAAATGAGTTGGTCTAATTTAACTGCCTATCCTTTGAGTTCTCCATTCTATCCTACAATATTACCTTATCAAAAATATTGTGGATGTGTTTCAAATACGTTTTCTAATGTCATGAACCCAAGCCAATCTTTGATAGTAACTCAAACTATTCCTGCCCTTCCAGCCAATTCAACTATATTATTTTATTCTGTTGCTTTAACTAATGAAGAGATCTATACACCAGCGGATTTAAGAGTAAGTGCTGTCCGTTTAATTAATGGTAATACTCAATATCAATACCAGATAGTAACAAGTGCTAATATAGTTGGAACTCACAGAACATATGTTACATTTAATCTTTACTATGAGAATAATGCCCCACTTTAATTAAGAGATTATATTATATTATTTATTTTATAGAGTAATATTATAATATGAGTGTGAAAACAATTTTAGCAAAACAATTTACTTATCCTTTACCTGATATTCCTCCTTATTACGAAGGTGTGTATAGCACAACTACATTAGTGGCTCAAAATCAGGTTCAAGAGGCGGTTATTGACAATTTACCAACAAGTGCCGAGTTGGCTGTTTTAGGAATTACTGATCCAGTAATAGTATTTGGATTAACAAATGATGTTAATTTTTTAGGAATGATCTCTGGATATGCTAACGTGGATTACGACGCCCAGACATGTAGTGTCTGGATTTGCTACGCAAATACGCAAACTGATATAAGATTTTGGATATGTCAAGCCCAACAATAAATTTGAAATTATATTATAATTTTTTAATATTTTATTATAATATAATATGCCGTATAACTTAACGTTGGATATACCTGTTAACAGAGATGTTGCTGAAAGGTTAAGACAAATGGACGAATGGGTTGACATGAACCCTCAATATGTAGCCACCAATATTCAACCAGATCATTTTCCAAATAGAATGTTGGTTGGTGGGGCTTTTAGCCGTGATTATTTACAAAGTGGAACTAATAATAGAAATACCCCTTACAATTTTGCTGAAACGATGGCTACGGCAAGTGCTGGAAAATTTTCATTAGGCAAAGCCATTAAGAGTGTAGGCAAAGTAGTTAAACCTGTTGCTAAATTTGGATACGAAGAAATTTTAGTGCCTGTTGCGAAAGAGTTGAAAAAAGAGGGTGTTAAGGTAGCAAAAGATATGTTAAGAGAAGCCATTAAAACCGCATTATCAGGTGGAGAACCAGCACCCCCTTCTTACGAGGAAAGTTTCAGTCATCCTTCATATTACGGATATGGAAGGAAACCCAGAGGGGCTGGACGTAAACCAAAACTAATTGATAGAGGTGTAAGAGGTGGAAACGTGTATCCAAGTGCTACTGGTGTTAGAGGAGATCAAAAATGGATGGGGGCGGAAGGTAATATTGCTTCTGTTGTTGGTGGAACACCTGTTAGCATGTCTTTGCCTACTGATGAACCTGTAAGACGTGGAAGACGTGGTGGATCTTCTGGTGGAAAATTCAATTTGAAAAAGGCTTTATCACACACAGGAAAAGATATTGGTAAATTTGTTAGAGAAGACTATACACCCTTCATGGTAAATAAAGTTGCCCCAGTAGCCAAAGATGTTGGAGTTCATTTAGGAAGAGAATTGTTGCCTGTTGCTTTTGAAGCCGTTGGGGCTGAAATGGGTGTTCCACCTGTTGTTTCTGGTGTTGTTGGACGTGTAGTTGCTGACAGACTATTGAGTGAGAAAAATACTGGTGTGAGAGGAGGCAAACGTGGACGCCCAAAGAAATCTAAAAGTGCCGTTGCTACCAAAGCCAAAAAAAGTGGCGACAGAGGTGCTATTGTTAAAAAAATAATGAAAGAAAAAGGATTGAACCTACCCCAAGCCAGTAAATATGTTAAGGATCATGGATTGTATTAAAATGATTAATTTGTAAAATTATATTATATTGTATTTATATAATATAATGAGTATTCCTTCATATCAATTTCCAAGTTTAGCAGGTGAAAATATAGCAAAACGCCGTGTAATGAAGAGAGCAAAAAAGGGGTTTGAAACAGAAGAACAGAGAGCAATTAAGTCAGGAAAAGTTGATGATAATATTAAAAATATTTATAAAGCCATTATAGCCAATTTAGAATTACAGATCTCAACAATACAAATTGGTAAGGCTATGGGAGCAAATGTTGTTGGTGAAGAAGGGCGTATTGATGAAGTAGATGAAAGCATGATATCAAAAGTGGTTGGAACGTTGGGTAGATTAGTCCGTTTATCATCTCAATTTGTTGTTTTAATGAATAGTTTAAGAGATTTGGCTGTATCAAATAGCAGACCAACATTTGATACTGGAAAAATATTTCAACTATTAAACCAAGTTGAGAAAGAACGTGGTAATTTTAATGCTTCTGGTTTTGGATTACTTTTAGGCTTTGTTACGGAGGCATTAATTGAGGATGAAAGAAATCCTGATGATGTATACGCATTAGAATTTTTATATGGTGAAAATTTGAATAAAGGTGTAGCCATATTAAATCAATTTGATAATAATGCTTATCAAGCAGAATTAAAAGACGTTCAAATACCTTTACGCAGAGGCAGAGTTGTTAATCCTGAACGAGCCAGACAAATAGCAGATCGGAAGAGCGT